ACGGGGCCCCTGCTGGAGGTATCTACTCCTCCAGTGCCGCTCTTGGCACCTCTTTGCAAGTGAAGGAACATGTCATGGTTAGTATCCCCCGGTACAGGACCCGTGCTTACGGACCCTGGAATACCGGTGGTACTAAGGATATCTACTCCTATTGGAATGGATCTCCTACTCCTTACTACACTCGGCATGAAGACTGTACTTCATGGTCTGAAGGCCGAGGGTACGAGGAGACCGATGACTTTCTCACAACTAGCGGAACCCGCGCTGACCACGACTTTGAATCTTTCAAGGTGTATGGTTCGCGCAGGCGACTGAATGGGCGGCTTGACATAGTAACGTCGAGCAAGAATCACCACTACATTTACGATGAGTGGTGTCCCTATTCGGGTTCCGGTCTCGGATCGGCTCAGTTGATGCCCCAGATTCCTCTGGAGTCATACTGGTCAAACGCCATCCTCAAGGGCCTAAATACTCAGGCACCTGTCGTTGACGTTCCTTTATTTCTCTTTGAACTAAAGGACTTCCCTAGGATGCTGCGCGATTTCGGTCGCGTACTTCGTAAGGAAGTTGATATTTCTACGATCCCCAACGGTTTCCTAGCCTATCGTTTTGGCTGGGCGCCGATGGTCAACGATGCTATCTCCCTCCTAAATCTTTCGGAGGAGATACGCAAGAGACTTGAATTCTTGCGTAAAGTGCAACGTGGAGAGCGTATCAAGCGTATCTTAGATGACACGCAAGATATCTACTATGGGTCTCAGCGTACGGAAGAGCTCTGCATTAGATGTCAGAACATCGAACGTACACGTGTAACCACCTGGTACACTGCCCGACTTAGGGTCACTGACCAGGACACGCTTGACGACCTTGAGCTCATGTATGTCCGGGCCAGATCTGGTCCGGATGCACCTGAAATAAACCAGGTGCTAAGAGCTCTACTCGGTATCCAAATAAGTGGAAGGTCCGCCTCGACCGTATGGAATGCTATCCCATGGTCTTGGCTGATCGACTACTTTGCTTCAGTTGGTGATTTTATAGAGGCGAAGTCCGGCCTATTGCCGTACAAGCCCTACAACGTCAACATCATGGAGCAGGTCAAAAGAGACATGTCGTGGGAGTATCTCTCCCACGTCGAACACACAGGTTATGTGTCAGTCTCTGATACCGTGCGGTATACGCCAGACAAAAGAACTATCTTAAGGCGTAGACGTGAGGCCGCAGGTTCCATCCAGGCTGGTGTGCATCTGAAGCCCTTCTTATCGGGCTCCCAGACCGCCATACTGTCTGCACTTGCATTGAGTCGTCTTCTCAAGGCGACATGAACGTCGTGATGACGTCCAAATCCCATATATAGAAGGAGCAAACCATGCCTTTTGCGAATCCGCTACAGATTACTTATAACGCTGTAGCAAAGGACCTTGAAAAGGTCAATCAAGACAACTATGCGGGCGAGTACTACCTTGATGATAGTGCTACCCTCAAATTTCGGGCGAGGATCGCTCATACCCTCCCGGTAAACGGGTCGGGTGAGAGCCACCTCCTCCGCCTGGATGCCGACACGCTTACTAGCGACGTCGTCACCCGGACGGATTCTGCCTGGGTCGTAGCTCGGACGTCGGTTGCACAGCAATCGACTACCGATCTCGACTACCTCTGTGACGCGTTGGTCGCTCTTTTGACCTCTGCGAACATTGGTAAGCTCTTGGGTCGTCAGACCTAAGAGGTTGTCTTAACTTCGCTTAAGGTAGTCACACCATCCAATCTCTTATGAAAGGATCGTTAAGTATGACTACGCTTAATCGCGACGTGGTTTGCAGGCTCATGCGCTCTATAATGAAAGATATAGAAGCGTGGGACTGCACTCCCATAGACGCAGAGGACAAAGATTGGCTTCTACGTCTAATAGAAACTCGTGGTGCTAGAGTAGTGCTTGAAGACCTCCCCAGTCTTGGGAAGTCCTTTGACGCTGCTCTCTCTGCAAGCCAGTGGGATCCTAGGAACGTTCCTAGTTTCTTTCCTTGGCATAAAGAGGGTGGGCCGAAAGTATTCAGGATGCTCCTATGCCGGATATTCCAGCTAAGACTTCCTAAGTACGAACGGTTCGACCAACACTACGAGTGGTATCCATTTCCTATACGATGGGACCCATGTCCTAATGCCATCTTCTTCTTCCGAACGCTTTGCTATGCGTTCAAAAAGTTCGAAGTTGACTGCCCTATAGATAGGGTTCGTGACACGGTCGAAACTTTCTTCCGTATCGACGAGGGACTAAGGGAACCAACGTTGACTTGGGAACTTGAGGCGCCTTACTTTGAGGCGTCCCAGGAGAATCACAGGACTTCTAGCCTGCGGTTCATTTCAAGTCACAGTTTAGGGGCAGAGTACAACACTGTCACCGAACGGTCATGTATGATCGCTCTCGATGATATTTGTGCAAGACTTTGGGCATCTGTGCCCTCTGTCGATATTGCCACTATACTGCCGGGTCATGGACCGGGCGCAGTTGGTGACCTTCGCAGATCAGCGGACAAGTACACTTTGCCAAATTGGCCGAGAAAACTTGAGGATTCTTTTCCCCAAGACTTGTTCGCATTCTCTTCTGAAGAGATAGCGAAGGACCATGGTAAGAGCAAAGGCTTGGTGGCTCCTCCGGGGCAGCTTACAGCTGTCCCCAAGGACTTTACGAAGCCTCGGCTCATAACTGTGGAGCCAACTTCACATCAGTTCCTTCAACAGGGATTGATGAGGTGGATCAGGCGTAACATTCCTGACCCGCTTCGGCACTCAATCGACTTTCTATCTCAGCAGCCCTCTCGGGATGCTGCGAAGAAAGCGTCCATAGATCACAAGTCGGCGACTGTAGACCTTTCGTCTGCATCCGACCGGCTAAGTCTGTGGACTGTTGAGAGGGCGATTAAACACCGCTCTCTCATTCGATGTCTCTATGCCTGCAGAACCCCTGACGTCTATGACGCCACGGGCCTAACAGGTAAGAGCGCCTTGCTCAAGAAGTTTGCTGGGCAAGGCAGTGCTGTGACGTTTCCTGTGCAATCGCTCATCTACGCTACTTGCGGCATCGCTGCAATTATTGTAGAGCGGGGGTGGACCGTTAACAAACGGAACATCACCAGAGCGGCCAAACAGGTTAGGGTGTTCGGCGACGATATTGTCGTACCGACGAGTGCTCTGATCCACCTTGACGTGATCTTTAGCTGCTTGCAGCTGAAGATTAACGCAGGTAAAACTCACTATAGTGGACGATTCCGCGAATCTTGCGGAGGCGACTACTACGGTGGCCATGATGTTACTCCTTTGTACATCAGGCGCGCGAGTCTAGGTGGCCAGAACATCCGGGACACTGTCTCCCTTGTAGACGTAAGTAATAACGCCTACGAGAAGGGAATGTGGCATACGTCACATGCTCTACTACAACTTCTTCCCCCGTTCGTACGGGAAAGATTAGTAGTATCCAGTGTTCCACAAGGGTGCCTTACGCTTCGAACCCATCTTGCTGAAGGTTTCAGGGCTAGGAGGAACCGCTTTCATGCGGGACTCCAAGCTACTGAGATAAAGGGCTTAACACCCGTCCTTCAGCGGAGGATTGTAGAGCGTGAGGGTATCAACGAG